GCAAGTTTATCGAAAGTTACACCCTCAAAAACAACTCTTGCTTTGTCATCTGCTGACGGGTCGTTGTTTTCGCCGACAAGTCTTATTTGAGGTGTTTGTCCCTGTTTCCATTTCGCAAAGATTGTTTTCGGTATCTCATAAGTTATGCGGTTGAGTGTCATACCCCCCGTAATTTTGTAGCCGACGAGTTTTCTTTGCTCCCCCATTGTATTAACATTGCTAAAAGTTTCATAAACTCCCTCGCATTCGCCCGTGAATTTTGAAACGTTTGCAAATTCGGTATCAACACCGTCAATGTTTATATACAAAGTTCCGTAAGTCCCTGATATTACTTTTTCACTGTCTATTGTCATTTTGTTGCCTTTCTATTTTTGTCATTGCGAGCCGACTAGTCGGCGTGGCAATCCAGCCTTTTAATTATGAATTATGAATTGTGCATTATGAATTATTGCATACGGACAGTCATTTTCAGACTTTCCATAGCATCTAAAAACTTAACGTCTGCAAGAGGTATAACCATATCGCCGAAAGTCATGTCTTTTACGGTTTTTTCGTCCCAGTCAGCCGCTTCCGATTTTCCGCTTGCAAGCCACATTGCCCTTTGTTCTTCAACGTCCGTGTCAACGTCGTTGTTATAAGAGGGGTCAAGTACACCGAGTTTTGCAAGTTCTCTGAAATAACCGAATTTCATTGAATCGTAGAATAATTGCTGATGTACTCTTGTGTTTTCGTATTTACCCTGATAAGACTTCTTGAATGCGGTTTTGACATCAATATCAACTCTTTTCATACATTCCTGAATTGTGATTTTTTTCATATCTTCGGTTTGGTCGGCTCCGACTGTTGTCATTGAATTATAGCCGTTAGCAAACTTAACACATTCCAAATCATCATCATACTTGTAAAAACAGGTTCCCTCTGCCAAAGTTGACGGAAGTTCAACGTCAGAATACTTAACCAAATCTTTGTAAAGAATTGATTTTGTGTAAGGACAGCCCGCAATTACACCTACTGCATAAGGAAGTAAACGAACACCCGAAACGGTTGAGCCGTTTGAGGCTAAAGTTGCTGACGGAGTAACAAAATTAACTACATAACCGCTGTCTTTTGCAACACCGTAGCAAACCGCAAATTTTTTCTGGTCAACTGCAATTTGTGCAATTTTTGCCTGGTCTGCAGAAATATCCGAAAATATCCAGTCGTATTTTTGTGCTTTTATTGCCGTTGTAACGTCGTCAACGTCGGTTTTTGTCGTGAAAAGAATAACTTTTTTAACTCCGCCGTCGAATAAATCTTCAAGGTCGCCTTTTAACTGTGCTGAAAGCCCCGAAAGACTGTCAGACGGTGAATAAGTATTTACCTTGTAATCGGGTGTAATTGTACTGTCTGCAACAACGTACAAAACACGACCTTTTGGCTGAACTTTAATAAAACTTGCCGCTAATTTTTTGAAAATAATCTCAATAGTCGGCGTAATGTCATCAATGGTTACTGTCATTTTTATGCTCCTTTTGTTTATACAGTGTAAAATCCACAGGCGGAATTTAATTATCAATCGTAATTATTACCGTCAATTCGTATTCTTTGCATTAAATCCGTACTGTCGGTTTTATTTATTATTTCGGAAATTTCAATGTCAAAACTTGCCTGCAGATAATATTCGTCCTCGTTTAAATTTATTGTCATTTCGGAAATTTCAATAAATTTGTTCTCGCAGGGAATCGGGACGTCAAGCAGACTTTCAAGAGTTTCTTTAATCTGCAGAAGTTCTAAAAGTTTAAAGTCTTCCGCAAAATAGATAACCTCAAAACTTTCCGTATTCTCTTTTAATACTCTGCCCGATTTTACTCCCGTCACGTAACGAAGATAAAACGACGGTTTTACAATGTTTTTGACGTCTTTTATCTGAACGGTTTTATTCGGAAATAAAGCCGTCAGCTTGTCCCGTAAAGCCTTATAAAGTTTTGTCGTTGAGAATGCCGTCATTATCTTTCTCTCTTGTAATTTGTTTCACGGCTTCAAGCCGTTCATTCTGTTTTGCTTTTGCAAAACTGTCATTCACTTTTTCGCCGCTACTTCGGGACTGCGTTCGCTTTCGCTCACCCTCTTGCCAAAAACATTCACCGGATGTTTTTGGCTACGGCAGAGTGCCCTACACAAATTACGCTGTAGTTTTGTCAAAATACGTATATAAAAACTTTTCTGCATCATCTTTAAATTGGCTCTCAAAGTTTAATTCAGCCTCTTTAAAAACAAATTTGCCGAGAGTAAATCCGTTTTTTCCGTATTTATTCGCCGTAACGTGTCCGTATTCTATCAAATGTGCGTGCCTTGCAGAATTATAAACTCTTAAACATCTGCTTTCGCCACGAACGTATTTTTTCCCGATTTTAAAGCATTTATGATAATTAGTTGAAACGTTTTTGCCTTTTTTGCGGTTATATTTGAAATGAGCCTCGCCCTTTTTGACATTTTTGTTTGCAACTTTTTGAACTTCTTTTTTAAGTCCTTTCGCCTCTTGTTTTATAAATTCGTCGGTTTCTTTCGGAAAAAGCGTTTGTATATCTCTCATTAAATCCTGTTTAAATTCAGAAAGCTCGTTAAATAAAAAACCGCTCATTTTATCTCGTTTCGTGCGTGAAAATTTCCAAAGTTAAGCCCATTCCGTCTGTGTCAACGGTGTAGTCAATTTCGTATTTTGTGCCGTTCCATTTAATAAAATTCGCTGACGGAAGAATCGGAGTGAGATTTTTCAGAAGGACCGTCATTTTCATTGTTGTTTTTTGCACGACGGTATCTGCGGGACGGTTGCCCGAAAGTAAAGAACCGATACGGCTCTCTATTTTTGCGAAAGTTTCAGCAATTTTTCTTGTACTTCTTATTTTTTCGCCGAGTTCGTCGGTGTTTTGGGTTTCGTAATGCTCCCAAACTTCTATTTTATGTCTGAATTGCCCTCTGTTCACCTGTTATACTTCTCTCACCCGTTATATCTGTTTCACCTGTTACATCTGTTATATTTCTTCCGTCTGTTGCACCTCTTGCACCTGTTGTGTCTGTTGCACCTGTTCCGTCTGTTCTTCGGACGGCTCAATTTCCCCTCTGTAAGTTATTGTTTTTTCAAGATGTGTTATGGAGTAGGGAAATTCGGCAGTTTCCTTATCAACAAACGCCGCTCTGTCGTCGTAAAAATGCTGAACGTAATATGTCAAAAGTTGCTCATAAAGATAATCGCCGCTTTTGTAGCTTATGCCCGTTTTCTCATAAGCGAGTGATTTTGCCGTTTCAAGCAGTTTGCTTAAAAGAGTATCGTCGTTATTGTGCGTTACCCTGAAATATTCTTTTAAATCACTGACCGTTATTGACATTTCAAAATCCTTAATCTGCTTTTAATGAGGTACCGGGAAAAACCCGGCACCCGATAAAAACAGCCTTAATCTGCGAGAATTAAAGCCCTTAATTCTGCTTTTGTTGCGGTTGAATCGTAAGTGATTTCAAGCACGTCGCATATTGTCTTTAATTCTGCCAAAGTACAGTTTTTAATTGCGTTTTCGGTGAAAGTAAAGCCTGCAATGTCAGCGGTTAATGTAGTTGTTGTATCAACGACCGCATCTGCTCCGCCGGAAATAGCACTTGCGTTAGTTATTGCGGTTACTCCCGTCAAAGTTTCGGGGAATACAGTAATTGTATTCGCCTCAACGTTTCCGCTTACTCCCGCAACTTTCGCCGTTACGGTGACATCACCGCTTGTGTCGATTTCTGCCGCTTCCGTTACTTCAAACTGAACACCGCCCGAAGTTTCAAATATTGTGCCTTGCGGGATTGTGTCTGTTCCTGTTACCGTTACTGTCCCCGTTGCCTTTGTCGCAGGTTCGTCGTATGTAATATTTAATCTGTCGCATACGGCTTTAAGTTCTGCGAGTGTAGGGGTAACTTCTTCGGGGACTACGATTTTTTTAAGTAAACAAAAGCCTCTGTCAATACGGGTTTACCGTCAACAAGTCCGTACAAAGTGTAATCTGTTTCAGCATCTTTGTTTCTGTCCTGTTGCATCAAAGTCAAATCTTTATTGAAGTTGATTGCATAACCTTTTTTGAAGTCGCCGAGCAAAATTGCGTTGTCGGGGATTGCATCTTCTTCAACTACGGGAACACCGAAAATTCTTCCGGGGAAATTTCCTGTCGGGTCGGGAATAAATAAATTTTTGCCGTCGCCGTCTTTAATGCCTGCAAGTACGTTCCATATTACCGCATTTTTTGCGTAGAATTTCTTTCCTTTGTAACCCGATTTAATTTTTGCGAGCATATTTCTTATTTTTTCTTCCATTTGTGCGGAAGTTGTTGAGCCGTTATAAGTTAAAACTCTCGGTGTGGTTGA